GTTCCATCTCGCGTTCGGCGCACTTCTGACGGGTTCAGTATTTGGGAAAAAGGGCAACGATTAACTGGCTTGATTAATCCGTTGTCATCGTTCGTAGACCGGGCTAGTCTCTCGCTAGTTAATTAAGAACGCCCCGAAACCAGAGATATCTGTTCTGGTCGGATTACCCAACCGCCATTGGGTTGAACACCGTCGATTTCTCGCGCCATGATTTCTGGCTCCCTGCCGTTACTCTTGTAATTTCTGGCGACATTCACGCTGTCGGCTGAAGCGAAGGGCCAGCGTCCATCTGAAAGGCTAAGACCGCGCATCATGTGAACCCAAGGCAATATCGTGTGCCTTTTCACCAATGCGTTGAACGCTTCATCAGCCCGCCGTTCCCACTTCTCAGAACCTACTTGCCAGTATTCCCCACTGCTACCAAAACATACCTTTGGCCATACTTGGCACAGCCTCAACAGGCGCTCGATTGGCTCTGCCATGTGCCAAACTGGAGCAGACAACTCTCGGGGATGGGGCCATTCAGACAAGAGTCTGTCTTGCTGTTCTTCTGAACCATCAATCACATCTGGTGCGACGGCAAAGTGGGGATGATGCAAGCGTGGCTCTAGCCATTCGTAATAATCACGCCAAACAAGAGCAACCCTTCTAGTATAGGCGCTGAAGGCACCATTATCCCATAGAACGCTTTGACCTATTTTCAGACAAACATCAGCATCACGCGGGTCCGCAAATGACACGCAGAAATGCTTTCCCGCCATCTCGTACAACTTAGCGCGGGGGGTTAACGGGGTGCCGTGGTAGTGAATCACGCCCGCCGCCTCATAATTTCCCAAAGGATGCCAGCAGCGACCAACTTGGACACCGTCATAAACAGCCACCCAAGCGGAGAGAAGAACCCTGCAACGGTTAGAAATATTGCGCTATCAATCGGGGCTGATACCACTGACGAGATTGCAATGCGGTCATGCATCGGGCGCTTGATGAAGGTGAATGCTGCCCAATCGAACCCCTCTGCAACAATAAACGCCGTAGCAGAAGCGACAGCAACGAAGGGGTCTGCCATTAAGTAACTCAGTACAACGCCAACACCCATTGCGAACCAGACTTTGTGGCCTATCTCGCGCTGTGCGAAGTCCCGGCTAATCAGGATGATCCCCACTATTAACGAGAGCGGGGGCCACATTTCACCAAAGATCGAAATCAGGGGAACATGGGCAAACCCAAAATTAACAGCGACGATTAACGCCACATAGATTGCGGTAAACTTCATCACATCCTCCTAAAAAGGAATTTCGTCATCGATTCCAGGTACCGTGTCAACTGGGTCAGGCCAAACTATTTGTCCCGCCTGCGGATTAACAAGGCGGGCGTTCGCCACGATTAATCCGTTGTCATCGTTCGTAGACAGGGCTAGTCTCTCGCTAGTTAATTAAGATTGTTGAAGAAGAGGTCGCTGTTTAGCCAGCGGCCTTTTCTCTTTCAAGTCTCCTGTCCTTGTCGTAATCAGTCTCCGCAAGAGGAGTGTCGTCGGGGACACCATTCTCTTCCATCACCGCACTAACTCTTTTGACCGTGGCCCGCGCACTGGATTGCATACCGAGGGCGTCGGACCCCATGTCCCAACCAAATCCGGCGCAATCACTGTAGAGAGTCGCGTCGGACTTCCACTCTGCGAGTTCGCCAGGGGTGCATCTGTACAGCCACCCCTTGCGCTTGTGCTTTTCCAGAAATTCCCCGCACGGCAAATCACGTTCACTGTGATCTAACGCAAAACACGCGGGTATCCAGACCTCATAGATTTTTGACATGGGAATTCCTTTCTCTCGATCTTGCGAGAGAACCAGCCCGATTCACGATGTCAAATAGCGATCAACACAACCATTATAGCATACCCGATTCCCGGAATCGGCTGAAACGCCCGGAATCCGGGGCTTTTAGAGTGGCCCAGAAAATAAGTGCTTGAAAGTTAAAGAGAAGTTTTTTTGCAAAACGCAAAGAAAACGCTTTTTTCAGTTTTTGGCCTCTCGCGCAAAATCACAACCAGCCCTCGATTTCCCAGGCACGAGGCACCCAGCCACGCGCCTTGACCATGTGCGCCCGGTGCCGCACCCAATCGGGATCGCAGCCCGCAAACGAGCAGACAGTTTCAAAATCGTTGTTCTTTCGCAGCATCCACCGACGCGCTGCCGCCTGGTCAAAATAGTCGGGGTTGCTGGGCAGTGTGTCGCGGATCGCACGCAACAGAACCGCAGCCCAGAGTGCCTGCTCGGGATTTTCAAGGCTCATGCCTGCCTCTGTGTTGTGGGTAGTGTCGCCACCCTACGGGTTCAGCCGATCAGCCGATTGAATGAAGCCAGCACGACAGCCTGAGTTCGCCTAGCAGCAAAAAATGCCGCCGCGCCAGCTTCAACTCTGCAATTATGTGGTCATATCATCCTGCACCCTGTCCAGTAGCGCAGCATAGCCCGCGATGTCAACAGCGTGATCTGGATCGCTGGCGTTGCCCCGCTGGGAGCGGGCAACCTTGAGCAGAATCATCAATCGCACGACATCTGGAGCGGAGATTTTGACGTTCAGGTATGCGCTCCACAGGGCTGCGATCTGCTGGTGGGTGACGTAGCAGTCGCCGTGACGGGTTGCGCGGTCAGTCAGTGTCCGTGCTGCTGTTTCCAGAATGTCCATCCGTGTCCTCACCTGTCCTTTGACTTGGATTTCGGGGTAATCGTGGTTAAAGCGGGTGAACCACCGAATTGTCTCACGCTCCAGTAAATCTATTTCGCTGGCAAGGTGCCGGGTGGACGGACGTTCCCGGCAGCGGGTCATCAATCCGTACAGAAGCAGTCGCCAAGACTGTCCGCATCTCCAAAATCAAATTCATCTTGATCGTCTACGGCCTTTTGCAAGTCCTGATAGTTGACCTCATTCCGCCTAAAATACGCCCCAGTCTTTGGCCCCGGTTTAATCCCTTCATGGGCTATCCACCAGTCTGACATGCCGGGATTCTGTCGCATCAGAGCCGAAAGTGTCTTGGCCCCCTTCAAAAAACACAGGTCGCAATTGCCAGCCGGTGTAGCGTTGTTGATGTTGGGAAGGTTTAGCCCAAAATTCTGCGCTTTCCAAAACGCGGCAACGTCCCGCTTTGTCTTCCTTGCGCTGTGGAGCGGGGCGATTGAACCCCACGTTCTTTCACGACCGTTGCGGATATTTGCCACACGTTCGGGTTCGTCGTAGCGAAGGCCAACGACGTTGTCCCAGCCTGTTTCCCCACGCGGTGGTCGCCAACCTAGGGAATAAGCAAAATCACGCATGACATCTATCTTCAACTCCCCAGTACAGTACCGGGCTACGGGGTTGGGCAGTACTCGCCTGATGGAAATCAGTTCATCGAACGGCTCGCCATTTCGCGCTGCCGTTGCGTATGTAACTTCGCGGAATTTGGCCTGTGGGCCACCTGTGCCGTCCCGTTCTAGCCAATGGATTTTGACATCCCAGTGGTCGGCGCAGTCGCGGATGAAGTCGAGCGTTTCCAGCCGCTCTTTGCCGGTGTTCTGAAAGCATACCTTAACGTCATCCGGCAACGTGCCACCGTGCGCTTGAATAATGTGGTGCAGCATCATCCCTGACGTTCTCCCGCCAGAAAACGAGATGAGCGCAGGGCCTTCAATCTTGAATGGGGTCACGGGTTGTTCCTTTCACACGCCGGGTGGCGGCTGGACGGACGTTCCCGGCAGCGTTCATCCATTGCGGCTACATCCGCGCTTGCCAGCCACCGGCATCGTACTCGGTGCAGCGGAAGCAGCCGGAATCCAAGTTGAGCTTCATGCCGATCTCGCAGGGATAGCCAAGCTCTTCATAACGAGATTTGTGAACGATCAACCGCGCATCGGTGTTGCGGGAGCCGTCCTCGTCTTGAAATGTTTTGCGGTGGATCGACAGGACTTGGTCGCTCTTGTTGGCCCAGTGCTGCGAGCCAGCGATGCTGGAATAGGTGATGGGTTCTCTCACACCAGAGCCAATCGGCTTGGCCGGGTGGGCGATGATTTGAAAATGCAACGTGCAGACTTTCGCTAGGTACGTGGCATCATCAAGACACCGCCCGATCCATTCTGTTTCAGTCTGTTTGCGTTTGTCAAACGTGGGAAGGACCATGTTCCATGGGTCGATGCTCACGGCGGAAATGCCATGCCGTGCGTGGCAATCATTAACAGCATCCGTAATCCACGGCCATGCGGGCGAATTTTTGGGATGGTGGATAAACAAGAAGTGATCTTCAATCCACTCGTCCGCTTCTGTTTTTTCTGCGTCCGACATCTCCATCTCCAGTTTCGACCAGTACGCACTGCGGAGATTGCGCCGCACAAACGGTTTTTCTCTGGTTTCCATCGACATTAACGCCACGCGGATATCGTACTGCCGGACGATCTGCGCCCACAGCTGCTGGGAGAGGTGGCTCTTGCCGTGTCCGGGCCAGCCCGACATCACCGACAGGCACGTTGGCGATAGATGGACGCGGCTTTCAAATTCCGCCCAGCCCGGACGCCAAAGAACCAAAGCGGGTGGCTCGGGGATTTGGGATAACCGGAAGACGCCATCAATCGGAAACTCTTTCACCGTGTCGCGCATGTATGCGTGGGTCTGTTCCGCACCCCACGCCACCAGTGCATCGTTGGCGTCCTTGATGCCCTCCGGCCAATCGATCCAGTGGCAGTTCACCGAACCCAGCAATTTCGCAAGGTCAGCCCGCAAGTGCCGACCGGGACTATCGCTATCGGTTACGAGAATGAACTTCTTGCAGCGGTCGAGACCGGCTTTCAGCACGTTGAGAATGTAAGAATATCGCTGGGAGTCGCGGGCGTCTTCGGTTGCTTGGGCCGGTGCGCCGCC